GAGAAAGAGAGGAAAGCAGGTATGACTCAAGCCGGGGTCATGGCCTACAGAAGAAAAAATCCCGGCTCTAAACTAAAAACAGCCGTGACTGGTAAAGTGAAAAAAGGGTCAAAAGCTGCAAACCGACGTAAGTCGTACTGTGCAAGAAGTGCAGGTCAAATGAAGAAATTTCCAAAAGCTGCTAAAGATCCTAATTCTAGACTACGTCAGGCTAGAAAAAGGTGGAAATGTTAGATGCAATCATAAAAAGATACGAAGCACAGATAGCAGAAGCACAAGCAACCATAGATATTTATTTAAATAATTCGGTAGGTATTGGAGAACATCCACAACATATCGAAGAGTTAGATAAACTATTTGGTAAAATTGCAGAAGCTGAAGATAAACTTAAAATTGTAGAAAGGTGGGAAGATTAGTGAATCTAGAATCAGTAATAACTAAATTATTAAGAAATCTTAATAAACAAATAGATACTTTATCCATATCAGTAACATCAGGTAATGTTGACAGCATGGAAAAATACAAGTATATAATAGGACAAATAACAGCGTTAGAAGCTGTAAAACAGGAAATCTCTATCCTGCTAAATGATAAGGAGCAAAACAATGGAACAGTCATCGACATCCAAAACAAACGAGATACCTAAGCATAAAAATGCTTTGGAAGAAAAGTATAAAGAACAACCAGAAGAAAAAAAGCTAATAGACGAAAAAGAAAAACTTCCCAACCCAACAGGTTGGAGAATGATTGTTTTACCTTTTAAAATGAAAAACAAAACTAAAGGTGGAATCGTCTTAGCTGAAACAACATTAGAGAAACAACAAGTTGCTTCTCAATGTGGATTAGTTTTAAGAATGGGTCCAGATTGTTACAAGGACAAAGAGCGTTATGCTGACGGTCCTTGGTGCAAGGAAGGTGATTGGGTAGTCTTTGCCCGATATGCTGGATCTAGAATGAAGATTGAGGGAGGAGAAGTACGTCTGCTAAACGATGATGAAGTTTTAGCAACCATCAAGAATCCAGAGGATCTCTTGCACGAGTATTAAAAACATAGAAGGAGAAAACTATGCCAGACATAGAAGAAAACAAAACAGTAGATATTGATACATCCGGCCCAGGAGCCGAGATCAATGTTACTGAAGAAAAAGATGAAGCAGTTGTAGAAACTGGTTCTAAAGAACAAGAAACAGTAACCAAGGAAAATAATGAAGAAACTAATGAAGACAATAATCAGTCCGATGACTCATCTGAGAAATCTACTGAGCAGCCTGATGTTCAAGCTAGCGAAACTAAAAAAGAAGATGAGAAGCTAGAAGAATATAGTAAAGGTGTTCAAGGTAGAATCGCTAAGCTCACAAGAAAAATGAGAGAAGCGGAAAGAAGAGAAAAAGCGGCTCTTGAGTATGCTAAAGCAGTTGAAGAAAAAAGAGTACAATTAGAATCTAGATTTAAAAAATCTGATTCTGAGTATCTTAAAAAACTTGAATCAAATGTTAATTTAGGTTTAGATTCTGCTAAGAGAGAACTTGCAACAGCAATTGAAACAGGTGATGCCAAATCTCAAGTTGATATCAACAAGAGAATTGCAGAACTTTCTTTTGAGAACGCAAGACTACAAGAGAGAAAACAAAACGCAGAAAGTATGGCAAAAGAAACGCCAGTTAAACTTTCTGATGGTGGAAAGTTACCAGAACAAACTCCATCAGAACTTCCTGAACCAGATCCGAGAGCGGAAGATTGGGCAAGTAATAACACATGGTTTGGCCAAGATAGAGCCATGACGTTTACTGCTTTTGAAATCCACAAAGATCTTGTTGAGAAAGAGGGTTTCGATCCTAAATCTGACGAGTATTATCAGGAGATAGACAAAAGAATACGTGTTGACTTTCCTAATAAGTTTGGTAATAATGAAAAACAAACCACGTCCAAACCGGTTCAGTCCGTTGCTTCTGCTAACAGAAGTGTAAAACCTGGACGCAAAACTGTGAGACTCACTTCTTCACAGGTAGCAATAGCTAAAAAATTAGGAGTGCCACTCGAAGAGTATGCAAAACAACTAAAAATCACGAAGGAGGTATAAGCATATGACAAATGAAAATAAGAAAACTTCCCGTGCGAACGAAACTAGGTCTAAAACTGAAAGACCAAAAGTTTGGGTTCCACCATCTTCTCTAGATGCACCCCCTGCACCTGATGGATTCAGGTATAGATGGATTAGAGCAGAGAGTATCGGTTTTCAAGATACTAAGAACATAACTGGACGTTTAAGAGAAGGTTATGAACTTGTAAGATCGGAAGAAATCGAAAACGCATCTGACTATCCAGTCGTCGATGACGGCAAATACAAGGGAGTCGTTGGGGTCGGTGGCCTTTTGCTTGCAAAGGTCCCTGAAGAAATCGCAAAGCAACGTCAAGAATACATGAGGCAAAGAGCCGAAGGTATGGACGAGGCAGTACAAAACGATTTAATGAAGGAGCAAGACAACAGGATGCCTATCAACGTAGATAGACAGTCCCGTGTAACCTTCGGTGGTACAAAGAAATAATTTTTTTGTTATTTCTGGTTGAATCATCGATTTAACGTTAACCAATATGGAATAGGACAAAACTATGGCAAACAAAAACACACAAGGTTTTGGTCTGATCCCGGGTGATAGATTAGGAAATACTCCTGCTATCTCTGGTCAGTCTAAATACTTTATCGATGCTGCTGTTGCTGGAGCAATCTACAACGGTAGTGCTGTTAAGTCCGCTGCAGGATACATTGTCAATGGACAAGGTTCAGCAGCTCCTGTGGTTGGAGTATTAAACGGCGTATTTTACAATGCGGCTACAACTTTGAAGCCAACATTTGCTAATTTTTACGCAGGTTCAATTACACCAGCTAACAGCGAAGACATAACGGCGTTCGTCAACGACGACCCATTCCAGAACTACATTGTAGCAACTGACGATGCAGTAGCACAAGCCGGTTATTTAGAAACTTATGACATGAACACAACTGCTGGAAGCAGCACGACTGGGAAATCATCAGCAACTCTAGATATCGGAACTACTGGCGCAGATGACAAACAATACAGATTACTAAGATCAGCAGAAGATCCTGAAAATGATACTAATGCTGCTTTCAGATCTGTAATTGTTGTCGCTAACTTGTTAGAACTACAATCATAATAGGAGTATATAGACAATGGCAATATCACGATCACAGCTAGTTAAAGAACTAGAGCCAGGCCTAAATGCACTATTTGGTCTGGAATACAAAAGGTATGAAAATCAGCATGCTGAAATTTATACAGAAGAATCTTCTGACAGAGCTTTCGAAGAGGAAGTAATGTTATCAGGATTCGCAAACGCACAAGTAAAAGGTGAAGGTCAAGGTGTATCTTTCGACAATGCACAAGAAACTTTCACTGCTCGTTACACTCACGAGACCATCGCTTTAGCATTTGCTATCACGGAAGAAGCTATCGAAGATAACCTCTACGATAGATTAGCTTCTAGATACACAAAAGCTTTAGCAAGATCTATGAGTAATGCTAAACAAGTGAAATCAGTAGCCCCATTGAACAATGGTTTACCTTCAGTAGACACGTTCAAATCTGGCGACGGTGTTTCACTTTTTAACACAGCTCACCCTACAGTAGCAGGAACGTTTTCAAACACGTTAGCTACTCAGGCAGATCTTAACGAAACTTCATTAGAACAATCGCTAATCGACATTGCGAAAATGACTGATGAAAGAGGTCTTAAGATTGCAGCAAGAGGTGTAAAAATGATAGTCCCTTCAGAAAACCAATTCACAGCTGAAAGATTGATGAAATCTCAAGGCAGAACTGGAACAGCTGATAACGACATCAACGCAATCGGATCTATGGGGATGATACCTCAAGGTTACAGAGTTAATAACTTTTTAACTGATACTGATTCGTTTTACATCCTTACAGATGTGCCTAATGGAATGAAAATGTTCCAAAGAGCGCCTCTAAACACTGCGATGGAAGGTGATTTCGACACTGGCAACGTAAGATACAAAGCTAGAGAAAGATACTCATTTGGAGTATCAGACCCTAGAGGTATCTTCGGCGTTGAAGGTGCGTAATAACTGAAAAATTAAAAAGGGGGCTGTTGAAGGTCCCCTTTTTTTATGATAGAAAGAAAGAACCCATGAAAACTTTTAAAGTACAAATCAGAGCATATGGCTACCACGCTATATTTAATATCTCTTGTGAGGATAACGCTAAATCCTTTGAGGATACACTAGTTGACAAACTAGGAAAAAATGATATTGTATGGGACAAAGATGGATTTACAAGTAAATCTAAAACATGGTTAACCTATGAGGAGGTTATAGATGGAACACGTTCAGAGCCTTTACACGAAAAAAAGGAGTCTAGAACTGGAGTGGTCGCAGCACTATAATCAGGAGAAAAGATATACTCTTGATATGGTAAGGATTGATGACAGAATAAGACAAGTTATTAATCATATTAAACAAGCTGAAGCTAAAGAAGCTCAATTGGTTAATAAAGTAGAAGCTGCTCAACCCGACGTTTCTGTAGCTACGTAACATAAAAACGCTACATCGCTGAAATCGCACTTTCTCGTAAGGCTCTCTTGCACTTCTCACAAAACTAAGCTATAAAATACGTACCATACATTAAAAAAACAAAGTAAATGTAGACGCGTATGGTCGACATCCCTAGGGACTACATTTATGTATTCTAGGAGGAATATAACATGGCAAACACAACATTTTCAGGACCGGTAAGATCGGAAAACGGTTTTGAAGTAATTGATAAAAGTACAGTAACAGGTGCAGTTACATCTACAATGAGCATCAAAGAGGTCACTGCAACTATTCAAGTTGCAAACGGTGACACTACTGGAAAAGAAACATCTATCCAAATACCTACAAACTTTATCCCATTAGGAATAGGTGTCGTAGTAACTGT